GTTTACCGGGGATGTTAAACGAAGCGGAAGTCTTAAGGCCAGAAAGAATAGCCTTGCGTTCTTCAGAACCAGCAGGCAAATTGGAAGCCAATTTGATCAGGCTGGATCTATCCTGAGAAGAAAGTTTGTTCATGAGGGGGAACTCCGAAAGAAACTAGGCGGGGATACCGGGACCTTTCCATTTGCCGGAAGTGATAGGTCCTTCGGACCCATCCCAACTTCCACCAAGAATTTCAGCAGTTCCGCTTATATCAGCCGTGCCAAACACCCGTGCGTTTCCGGTCACCAGACACCGACCGGACACCTGAGCGTTGCCGGATACTTGAGCTTTGCCGGATATCTCAGCGTAACCAGATACCTCAGCGTTATCGAACGCCTGAGAGTAACCACTCATCATGGGTCTGCCGTATACTTTGGCTCTGCCGTATACCTTCACGTTGTTATTCATTATAGCGGAGCCGTACACCTGAGCGTTGTCGAACACTGTGGCTTTGCCGGATACCGAAACGTAACCGGATACTTGTGCATTCCCGAACACCTTGGCGTTGCCGGACACTATAGCTCTGTCTATAACCGTAGCCTTATCAAGAATGTGCACACCGGGAACATTGAATCCAGCAGCAGAAGTCTTAAGACCCCTCAAGATAGCCTTGCGTTCTTCAGAACCAGCAGGCAAATTGGAAGCCAGCCTGATTAAGCTGGATCTATCCTGAGAAGAAAGTTTGTTCATGAGAAGAACTCCGAAAATACTGACGGATTAATACCGTCTCGTAATAAATAAAACCTCTACCGAGGGATAGCCGGGATGATCTAGGCTACTGAACGGTTCCGTCAGGTTGGATATTGACCACTTTGGATAAGGTGTACTTCGGTCCTGACCCGGTGAACGTATACAAAGTCGTGCCTTTCACCGGGTAAGTCGCCACTGTCGTCGCAGAAAGGGTGTCCAGAATAGACCCAGAGATGGGAGACACGGGGCGGTTTCCCGATGCGTCTTTCGGCCCCCAAATCCCTTCTGCGTCCCAGCAGATAAACAAGCTTCCCGTCGTTGGGAACAACTGAATGGGATCTGCCATAACTTTCTGGAGGTCCGACAAACCCGGCAACAGAAAAATGTCCATTATCCGCTGCGCTTGAATGGTCGGGTAGATAGTGTCAAAGGGGTTCGGTGTATAAGCCAAATTGGAAGGGTCTTTCGTGATGACCCTCCCTATGGTGCCGAAGCCCGAAGCCGCCATCCACTTCGGGATAACGGCGGGCAACAGCTTCGCCCGCGTGAACCCCGCTGAGGATAACCCATGCTGAGGCACCGGAACCCGCACCCCGTTCGGAAGCACGAACACGTCGCTGGAGAGAGGCCACCCCCCAGAGAGGTCATCTGCATGTCGCATTATAATGATTGCCCGCATACCGAGAACTCCGAGAAGGTCGGGAAAAGAAGAATTAAGACGGGACTTCTAATCCGGGAGCCATCCACGTACCAGAGGTGACCGGACCTTCGGAGCCGTTCCAACTTCCGCCAAGGATCAGAGCCGTACCGCCAATGCGAGCAGACCCAAGTACCCGAGCCTTGCCCCGCACCCCAGCGTAACCGTATACTTGTGCATTCCCGGAAATTCGGGCTTCGCCCCGCACCTTCGAGTCACCGAGTACCCTCGCGTTTTCGGACACCCTAGCCCTACCAGAGATCATCGCTTTGTCGGATACTTGAGCCTTGCCGGATACTAAAGCGTCCTCGTACACCAAAGCCCCATCAGACACCACTGCGTAGTCAGATATTTGCGCGTTGTCGTACACCCGAGCCTTGCCTGTAACCTGAGCCGCGCCCAAGATGTGCTTACCGGGAGTGTTAAATTCCAAAGAAACCTTCGCCAACCCCGCAAGGATCGCTCTACGACTCCCGTCCCCCACAGGCAAATTGGAAGCCAGCTTGATCAGACTGGACCTATCTTGGGAAGAGAATTTGTTCACGGTGAGGACTCCAGAGAGGAGACCTAAACTGATTGGGAAAGTTTAGGATCGGAGGGCGGGGTTACGCCCATCTTCCCCCAGTTGATAGAGAGACTACCGTTCTCCCAAGTTGCATAATCCTGTGACACCATCCAGGCTATGCGTAAAGCAACCGTTATGGGCATAAGAGCGTTCAGGAGATAAGCAGAAGGGAGACCGGGGAACATGAGGGAGAGCAAGATCCCTACACTGGATTCGGGCAAGGAAGTTAATAACTCCGTGAAGGAGTAACCACCCAAGAATCCCCTGATTATGTCAGGTATGTCCCAACTCACTTCGGTCGCGGCCATCCAGATATTAGCAAATATGGCTGCGGAAGCCACAGACCCGGCTACCGCAGACACGGGGTTCTTCTTGATGAACTCGTCTATCGTGGTTGCAAGTTCGCTGGCTTTCTTCCCCATAGACCTGAGTGCGCTGGACACGCTGGGAGGCAAGTAGTCTACCAGATTCAGTAGGTAATGGTTGAGGGACGGCATCTTGTTCTTAGCATCCACGTAGATCCGGAATAAAGGCACGTGTTCAGTCAACCAGATCCCGGTCTTGTGGAGGATTTCTTTGCCCTTCTTCCCAAGTGCTGCTATCTTGTTGGGGAGTTCTTTGATCGCCCCCAGAAAAGAGTCGGATTTGACCCCCAAGGAACGTTTGAATTTCTCCCAAGCCCCATCAACAGAGGTGAAAGCGTCCCACAGCTGCTTTATCTTCTTCAGTATGTTGGCGGCTGTCCTCAGGCTCGCAACACGTACACCAGAAGCTTCTACGAATGCCAGCATGACCTCAGGGGTCAGTTCACGTCTCGCACGATCTCCTATGTGAGAAGCCACACGAGGTCTGGAGGCGCAAAAAGCTCTGATCTCTTGTTGGAGGTGCCACTTAGCGGCAACAGTTCTAGTCATGGACGTAGAATGTTGAGAATGCATAAGAGGGACTCCTAAAAGACTACAGTGGGAGCACGGTATAAGAGATTTACCGTGCTCCCACTGTTTATCAACCTATCAGAGGGTGCTTCTGAGGTTGAATGTCACGATGATGTAGAGCAGCGGGAAGACGGGCTGGTAGTAAGCCTCGACCTCAGCAACCGTGGGATCGTCGGGGGAGACGCGAGCCTTAACCCCGGTGAACGCCGCGATGATCTGAGCGTCGACCAGATTCTTGAGAGCAGCGGAGAGCTGTCCCTCGATCTGGGTGGTGACGCCAGCCAAGAACTTCGTCCCGATGAACTTGTCCAACGTGGCACGGGCAGTGCGCTGAACCTCGTCTGCGATGGTGATTACGGTCGGGGTTTTGGTCAGGGTGTTGGTCATATCGGTAGTCAGACCCTGACGCACCTCAATGATGTTCTGCCTCTGAGCCAGAACGGTCACGCCCTTCACCGCCACCTGATTCTGCTGAACCGCGTCCAAGTTGCGTGCCAGCTCGTCAAACCCGAAGATGCGACCACGAGTCCAAGGAGTCGCAACGTCTATATTCGGGGAGGCGCGGTTACCGACCCAAGCGGCAGCAACATAGGTGCCGTCCACGAGGTAGGAGTCCGTGGTCCCGTCAGCCCTAGACAAGCTCAGGGTCGCGATGTCGGGGTAGACCAAGCGCATGCGGGTACGCCCGATAGACTGAGCGATGTTACCAGCATCACGCGGCTGAGTTCCAGCAGAGAAACCGCAGATTCCCGTGCGTTCGGCACGGTATCTGATGCTGCTCTGGATGTCACAGTGCTTGGCGAGATACTGGAACAGGTCAGAGGAATCACCCTTGAGCGGGGTGATGGTATCGGGGTAGATACCACCAGTGACGGAACCCTCAACATCGTCTATGGCGGTGATGAAGGCATTGGTGGAGGCACTGTCGTAGGTGCCGCTCCCAGTCGAGTCCACGTCCTTTTGCACCTGCTTCAGGGCCAACAGAACCGCACCGTTCAAAATCGCCAGATAAGAAGCGAGGGAGAGCGGGTTGGTGGGGCTGGTGGAGCCGTAAGCAGCTTCGATGGTCGACTGCTTGGTGAAGAGAGCAGTGGAGTAGTCCTGCTTCTTGTACTTGTAGGTGACGTAGTAAATGTCCCCAACTGAGGGCTGGTTGCCACCCTTCTCGAAGGTCTGCACCGAGGCAGAGTCACCGACCGTGATACCAGAAGTGTTGGACACCACCAACTCAACACCGGGAACAGTGTTCACGGGGAGGTTGGAGTCGGTGAACACGTTGTTCCGGACACTGAAGGTGATCGAGCCACCAGCCGGGTATGGGACATTCCCAGCACGCGGGAGGATGCTGAAGGTCAGACCAGTGACTAGGTCACGGTAGGTCTGGCCAATGGTACCATCCTGACCGATACCGCTGTTCAGAACGGAGGTGTTCGCGGTTCCAGAGCCGTTGACCGGATCAGAGGACACCACGAAGTAACCGTCCAGAGCACTTTCACCACTGTTACCATAACCGTCCATGACACCAAGACCGACCCCAGGGCGGAGAGCGGTGCTGGACTCGAAATAGACAGAGGAAGTGGTGCCAGCACCAGCGTTGCCGAGGCTCTGCACGAACAGGTAGCTCGCGTTGGTGCTATCAAACACCGTCTTGGCCAAACCATCGGTGGTGAACGGGGAGCACGCCATGATGGCACTCACCAACACCTGAACCGGAAGGCTGGTACGGGACGCAGAGCCCCCAGAAGAGAACCCAAGATCCGAGTTCGCGCTACCGTCACCGATCACTATGGAAGCGGCGGCGGCGGAGGAAGCACCACGGAACCTGATCCCAGCACCTTCCTGCAAAACAGTGCCAGTCACACCAGCAGCGGTGAAAGCAGCCTGAATCTGGTTCAGGATGGTGTTGGCAGTGCCTATCGGGCCGAGTGGGACGTCAGCAAAACCACCAGACGGGATAACAACGCCAGCCGCATCAGTGAACTGAACCGTGACCGGAACACCCTCAAAGGTCACCCTGAACACGTTGTTCTGGGTGGAAGTACCACCAGCGGCGTAGAAGGTGACGATGGGCTGGCCAGTCACGGGATCCTGACCACCGGAGAGACCAACCTCACCGTAGAGGGTAGGCTCCATGACGGTACCACGGATGCCAGCATATCCGATCTCGTTGGCCGAGAGACCAACCAGACTCGCACCAGTGCCGCCCAGCATCTTCAGCTGGGTCTGGCCCAGAACTGCCTGTCCATCCTTGATCTGGCCTGGGATGAGGCGATTGGTCAGGATGAGGCGATCGTAGATGTTCTGACCCGTGACCGCACCAGTGAACTGGAAAGCCCGAGCAATAGCGAGGTTAGAAATCTTGGCTTGGCTGCTGCCAGCCGTGGAGATGTCGAACCCAGCCAGTATCGAGAAGTCGTCCGCAGGGACAGCGTCCGAAACCACCTCAAGGGTGCCGCCATCGGTGTCTAACGGGTGCCCACCGAGAGTGAGGACTATCTTGCCACTGGAATCAACGGTGACATCGATTTCCAATTCAGCCGTATTGCTGGCCGGATCGCTAAACCCAGCAGCGATGATGCCCGCGTTCACCGCAGTCTGCACCGCAGAGGCCAGAGCAGAAGCGGAAGAGTAGGAAGCAGCCACGACGGAAGCACTGATGGGGGTCACAGCCGTCACGTTGCCAGAATAGGAGAAGTTGATGTCAGTGAAACCATTGGTGAGGTCAGCCCCACCAAGGAATCGCGTAACACCTTTCACCTGAGGGCGAGTTTCGGGGTTGTAGACGTAATAAGTTGCAGCCGCACCCGGAGCGAGGGTGAAGTTGGCAGAAACGGTGGCAACCTTGGTAGTCCCGTTGTAAGCGGAAATGATCCGCTTATCACCAGAGGCAATACCGGAGGTTACTTTGATTTCCCAACCAACGTAATAACCATCCTGATCCGACGCCGAGGAATTCAGGGTGATAGATCCAACCACCGCACTGGCCTGAGATGAGGAGAACTCGCCGGAAGCCGCACGGTTGATAGCGTCCACGAAGTTGGTGACGTCCTGAGTGGGACCAGAGTTCACCACTGCCTGAACCAGAATGCCATCCACCTGCATGTCCACAGCGTTGTTAGCACTGGTGACTTCAAAGGTGGTGTATCCAGAGTCCGCACTGTAGGAAACCTCTTCGCTGACCAAGGTGGCCAAGAATCCGGTGCCATTCCCAGTGGGGTCAGACAGGTCAACGCTGGTAGCACCCGTGTTGTCCACGTTGATATCCAGTATGTCGCTGGATCCAGATATGACGTAGTAAGGGCCACTGGACGGGATCGCGTACTTGGCTAGGGTCGCATCCTGAGAGGCGAACGTAACCGTGACATCTTCTTCCACCGCACCAGCAAACTCGCTGGTGGAGAAGGGAGCCTCAAAGCGCACGTCAGGAGTGCGCTCAGAACCGCTGGGGAACTCCACGGTGACCGTGGCGAGGAGAGCCGATTTCGACTTGAACTTCGGAGTCAGGAGGATAGTGCCGCTGGAGTCGGCGATGGCGTAGGTACCAACGCCAGAAGCCCCGGCAGTCACGCACTCGACCGAGTAGGTCTGGTCTACCAGATTGTTGTAATAGAACGTGGCGTAAACCGTCGCGCCAACCGGAACAACCTGAGCTAAGGTTATGGTGCTGGTGGAAGAGTCCACCTTGGTGACCTCGACCCTACCACGGTCCAGAGCGTCTTCGACCGAGTAACCCCAATAGGCGTAAACCAGATCGGGGCGATCGGTGGGGAGGTCGATACGACCGTTGGAGACCGCCGCAAAGGTGGAAGACCCGAGCGGGGTGTCGCGACCGTTTCCGGTGGTGGGCTGGAGGGGCAACTGGAACTGCTTGCGGGTGTCCACTGCAGGGGAAACACTCGTGTTCACAACCGAGGTGCAAGCAGCCAGATACTGGCGGTTGTCGATGAGATTTGCACTGACCTGAATCTCATCGAAGTAGGTACCACCAGAGGTGTAGTCCCCCGCGCTCACGATAACCGCAGTGCCCCAGACGATCTTGTCGTCTTGCAGAACGAAGTCGGTCTCGTTGGTGTAATCGGTGCGATCGGGGGTCAGACCACAACGGGTGATGCTGGTGACACCACGATCTTGGAGATTGTCGAAGGTGTCCTGCCAGCTATTGAAATAGTAGCGGACAGAAATCACCGCACCCAGTTCGGGAGCAAAGGGGAGGGTCACCGCGCCGGATTGCCCATCGACGGCAGTGGGGATCACCTGAACGTTGTTTACTATCACGGTGACATCAGCAGGATCGGTGGTGGTGATACCACCGTTGCTGCCGTCCACGATGGGACGCTGGAAGGTGTAGAAGACCTTGTTTCTGGCAGTGGAGGAACCAGAGGTAAGACCTATGGTGCTGTTGGCAGTGCCGCTTCCGACCGTGATATCACGGTCCGCAGTGAGCATCAGAACAGATTGACCGAAGTTATCAGTAGCCGTGGAAGCGACCAGAGACGTCCCGCTGGCAGCACCGTTGATGAAAGCCGCTACCTGTGCCGCAGTCCAACCACCGGGAGGAGACGCGGACACAACCACGGACACCACGTCCTCGCTGTCCACCACGAACGAGAGTGCGTCGTTCACCCCGGTGACGATGACGTAATTCTGACCCACGGCACCGTATACCACCGGAGCCATGGGAGTGATCTGGTCACTCACGACATCAGTGATCTGAGTGTCAGTGCGCTTGAAATAATAGGTGACCCTAACCTCGTCCGTAGCAATCGGGGAAACGGAAAGGGTAAGAATACCCTTAGCCCCGTTGATGGCCAGAACCACCACGGGCTCGCCATTGACGGTGACGTTCACGGATGCGGAATCGGTGGCAGTGGTGCCAGTGCCGTTGCCGCTAACTATGGGATAATGACGGACTTGCAGACGATTGATAGAACCGTTGTAGGAGCCGAGGGTGACTGCGCCAGCGTTCGAGATGCTGACCACGGCACGACCAGTCTCGTCCTCTTGGACCAGTCTCTGGTCCACGTTGGTGGAAGAACCGCGCACGATCTCAAGGGAATCATGGACGAGTATCTCAGACCCGGTCCCTATAAGCAGGGGCAGACGCACCGAGGTGGAGAGACCCTGAGTGGGGTCTTCAAAGAGGGTGCGGGTGTAAACACCGGGGGGTGCGTAGATAGACCCAGGAAAAGCCATTGGGGACCTCTTATAGACCGAGATGGTGCAAGCGCGATAGTGTTGTACACGACCGGAAGTCGGTAACTCTAAAAACTGCTATAAGAGATTTAACGGGAGTCTACTCTTTATCTTGTTTGGCTTTGCTCGCCTTGTTAGCCTGAAGATTAGACTCGTTCACCGCCTTAGCGATCTCCCGGCGTTGATTTATGGTCTGCCTTTCGGTTTCGTTCATAACTTTGTAACCCTCGCCCCCATTTTGCTTGATGAGGTGCTGGCTATTGACGTCCATGCCCTTCTTACGGTGTTCGTTAAGTAATTTGGTCTTGTTAGCCTGATTTTCGTGGATCTTATTCCACTTATTCTCAGCATCCCTACCTATGGTCTTGTCAAAGTTCCAGTCGTCACTGGTTCCAGTGCTAGAGGGCATGGGGCCGCGAATCTGGCTGGCGGGATGAGAGAACTTAAAATTAGGTGCGGAAAGTTGCCTTTGACCTTCCCCGCCACATTCAGGACAGGGGGAGGTAGGCTCGTCCCCCATTCTACGGAAAAGCTGTTCGAATCTCATACCACAGGATTGGCAAGTGAACTCGTATATCGGCATTTGGAGAACCCCGTCAAAGAATGAACTGAATTGAAACGTCTTCACCAGATTCTACTCTGGGTATTTGGGTCCCGAGTCGGTCCACGGTCACTGAATAAGACTGACCTGAGGTAGCGGAAGGCATCCTCTTGGATACTTGAAGTATACTGGGTGAAACTCTGACGGTGTCCCCGCTTATACCCACTGTCCCCATGGGTCCCCCGCTGGACCCCAAAACCGTGTCAAGTCTGTAAGAACCAGCGTTAGGACCAGAAACCAAATACAGGATAGTATCTACCGGCATGGAACCCCAATCCTGAGAAGTATCAATGACGGTTTCTCCATCCATGGCGTAGAGAGTCCCAGATCCACCAGAAGAAGTGGTGTAGGGATAGGGGTTAGGGTCGTACCCGTACAGAAGTGCCTTCTTCCCCATCACGGTATACTGACCAGCGTTCACGCCACTCTCTATTATCAGAATGGCCCCCCGCCTCACGCTTGCGAATGACCTGAGGGGATCAGAGAAGAGTGCCCTGTTGGAAAGGGTGCTACCCGTGCCCGTTATGCTCTTGGCCCCTAAGCACCATCTCCTCAGATCGTCATAATAATAAGAGTCTAAGTCTAATACCATCCCCCCTTCATCATCCGCTACACTCCCAAAGGCGTCTCTGAAGAGGTAAGAATACTGATACAGGACGTGGGCGGGCTTGAGAGCAGACAAGACGAGTTGGGCGTTTCTCTGTAAGACAATAGGATCTAGGGGAAACCCCTCTATGGTTATGTCCACCAGAAACTGGTCATCTATGGTGTACTCGCCATTCGGGTCTCTCGGGGGAGACTCAAGGTATCTCTCAGTTATGGTGGCAATTATGGAGGGGTCTAAAGCTTCAAGGCCACTTTCCATGGTGGCCTTGGTGGCTCCTTGCAAAAGAAGTAAGGACATCTTGTGCAGGAACGCTCTGTAAGCTGTGTCCCCGTTTAAGTCTGGTATCCCCGACTTATCGGTCGCGCCTGGGAATACCAGAGATCCAAGAACCTGCCACAAGAAATCTGTACGAGTGAAGTCCCAGTCCGAATCTTTATAGACCTCAGTACCCGCTATCTGAATTTCCGCGAGTTGTTCAGCCATGGCCTGAAATTGAAGACTGTACCAAGGACCATTCGTTTGGGATACGTAGTTACTCGGAAGCACCGATCTGAAGGTCGCCATTATTCTTTGAACTAACGCCTGCTTGTCGGTCAGGTAATCCTGACCGGAAACGGGGTTAGGAGAAGGATTCTGGGAGAGGGCGAAGGGGGCGGCGTTCTGCCCTTGTTCGAATACGTTGTTGTCGTGGGCCATGTGCAGACTACCTCTATCAGGTAGTACCCGATAGATTGCCTAACCGTCATCCTTTCATGAAAGACGCAGCAGTGTTCCAGCCCTTGGCCGTCAAGGTCTTTGGTTCCCTCTTGGTTATCCAGCCTTTATCAGATGCATAGGTCAAAAATTGCACGTGGCTGTGTTCCACCACAGGGATAGAACCATGCACGATAGCATGTTCAGCCCATCCGACCAGAAGTCGGCGGACGAATTGGTCCACGAACGTGGATTCTGCAGCGTTCCATTTGGAAGATTCACTCATGTTTAGAGTCCTTGTTAGACCTGATAACTAAAAAAGAAAGGGTAACCAGCACTGCGACACAAAATCCCAGTTGGACTGGAACGAGCAAAATTCTCTTTATTTTGGGAACCCTGTTCATTCGACTCCGTTGGCTCTGCGGTCTGCCTCAGAAAGGGTAACCACGCGGAAGCGGGGGGAAGATTGTAGATAGTGAGAACACTCCCCGTCCTCACTTGGGGCGTATCGAGAGAAACTTTGCATCATGTCCCACACGCAGAGGTACCTATAGCAGGTTTCCCTCTTCTGACAAGTGGTGTTACCGCAAGCAGAAATGTCCGGCATGATAAACTCCTGTGTACCATCCGTAGGAGTACACTTTCTGGGAATAAGTACTTATTCTCCCTTCTTTTCGGTGGCGTACTTAACGCCCATAATGGTTCCTATGATGCTGAAGCTATTCGTGAGGAGGATGCCCAGCATGTTGCTCCAAGTGTTGCCCAAAAGAGCAACACTTGCCTCGTCTTGAGTTCGAGTTAGCCAGAATAAGGAGAGGGCGTACATCAGGGTGGTTGTTACACCAACCCCTGATACGATCCATAACGCCACTTTCACTATGTTCCCCATGAGTTGGAACTGAACGCGCTTCTGAATGAAGTCCAGATCCTTCTCTACCTTCCCCTTCGCTTTTTCCACTTCGAGTTTAGCTTCTTCGGCCTGGATACGGGCGGCGGCTTCCATTTCCCTAGCCTTCTCGGCTTTTTCTAAGGCTTCCCTAAGGTCAGACTGGGACTTTTCTAACTCAGATTTGGCGTCTAAGAGTTCTTCGTTTCTGGCCTGAACTTGCTTCATGACCTCAAGACGTTTGGTTCTCCTGTCCCTGTCCGTGTCAATCGCCGTCCTCAGGTATTCAACGTACTTGGGACTGGTGCTGGGGTGAACGAATTTAAGTAAATTCCCCTCAAGGAGCACCCCGTCCTTCTGGTATACAGCCAATAGGTTCTCCCAGACTTGATCCGGGAACCTAACGGCATTCAAGAATAGACTCTGAAGCCTATCGAGTGGCCCTTGAACAGGAGGTAGTCCTTTCTGAAATCTTCCAATCTCGGTTCTATCTCGTCAGATTTCACCAACCAGAATTGGGCACCCACTGATTCAGCCTTGGCTATTTCCATTTTATCGGAGGAAGAGGATATTATACCAACCACCACGCCATTCCCATAGACCTCGTTAATTCGCCTGATAAGTTCTATACCGTCAAAGCTAGACCCGAGTATATTAAGGTCAACGAACACACATTCCGGTTTACCGTTGGGGTCTTTAGACCACTCAGCGAATAAAACCTCAGCTTTTTCAGCCGAACTTATAGACCTCAGATTTAACGCGATATCGAGGATGGAACACGCATCCTCAAATACCCAGTGGAATAACGTTTCGTCGTCCACCAAAAGGATAGAACGGATTGGGTTCATCGGACTTTCACCTTAATGATTGTGCCCCCCTCTTCACCCTTGGAGCAGGTGACAGAGAAGCCGTGTTCTTGCAAGATAGCGATGCAAATGTTAAGGCCAAGTCCAGAACCTTTTTCTTTCTGGTTAATCTTTCTAGTATAAGCCTTAGAATAAGTTTCGAACTCTTCCTGCGACATTCCTCGACCATTATCCATGACTGAGAGGGTGGAATTGTCCACCATGGATACGACCACGATTTTAGTCTCAGAATCGTTGTACTTGAGACCATTACGGATGAGGTTGTCTATTGCCGTGCAAAACAGAGGGGAATTCACCTCTACGGTGGGGAGAAAGTCTATGGCTACCTGATCCTTGTAAGAAGTGGTAGACAGATAGTCGTTAAGAATTTCCCTAAGATTGCAAGGGGCTTTGCTGATTTTGTTGCCAGCTTTGACCAGATTCGTAAATTCGGTA